AACAAACCCAGGGTTGCATACAGTCCAAATTGCAATAGTAGAAGCGTTTTTGCGAACGACTTCGTATCTGTATCCTTGAGGAGGTTCATGAGAAAAATCGGGTGGGAGTTCAGGATTCACGGGTGATTTTAATGCGGTCAGGACTAATACCCATATCTAAAAGTTCATTATATTTTTTCTGACACTCTTCCTTTGTCAATTCACTTGCCACAAGATTTAGTCCTGTAGTAAGTTCTTCTTCGATTCGATACTTTGGTTCCATAAGTTAAGTGATGAATGCGTCTATTATACCAGATTCATATTCATCTGCCAACTCAAGTTTGGTGGCATTGATAATGTTTGGCATAAGTTTATCTATATGAGCATTATCAGGGTCTAATTGCTCTTCGGCAGCAAGCATATCAAATGCTTCTTGATCATTTTCTGCAATAAGAGTAACCAAACCACCATACTCAGAAGAGGGAAATGATACCCAATAATCAAGAATGTAGAGATTTTTCATTCTTTAGTTATCTGTAGATTTGTCAACTGCCGATTCAATTCCCATTTGACAGTATTTAAATGCATAAACATATACTGTTCATAGGGATTATCTTCAATCAGTTTAATCACGTTTTCAACTTGTGCTTTTGCGGATAACAAACGGAAAATAGGATCTTCAATCCTTTTAGGTACAATTTCTTCAGTCATTGGGAAGGAACTCCGCAACAAAGTAATCAACAGTCAGTTCCATCTTGGCAGCGGTATTCTCAATAAAAGTATCAAGAATGTTAGGTGCATCTTCTTTCACAATTTCATACCACTGATACCACAGTTCTGGATTAGTAGCAGGAGTTACAGAAGCAGACATGTTATCAACCCAAGAGGTGTATTCAGAAGGAAGGTTCGATTGATGGTTCATAGCGGATTCCAATTTCGGTTTTGTCCATCAAATCATAGATGGAATTTAGTTTATTGTAGAGTGTAGGAACACTTCCATATTCACGCGCAATAAGATACTCATCTCTTCTGTCCAATTCTTCAAGAGCAGATAGAATAATACCAATCTCCTGAACATTCAGTGGTACATTCTTCTCAAAAGTCATAGTGCTTTTTGCTTACTACAACTATAATTATATCACATTAGATTCCGAAGATCTTCAACTGCTCCTTGCATCGCTGACCGTGCAAATCCTGTAGCATAAGGATAACCCTCTTGATCTGGATTCTCTGGTGCTCGGTAACAAACATTAATCGCATCCTCCAGACGTTGAATGATAACATTCACTTGCTCTTTAGTTGCGTTCAGTTCACACATTGTCGTTCTCCAGTTGTTTGAATTCAAGGTGGTCACAGCACGTATCATCATCGTGCAAATCAATCATCTCAGTATCGGTGAGACAAGTCAGTTTACCGAACAAAAAGTCGATAAACTCATGATCTTCTTTAGAAAACATCAGTTCAGCAATTTAACGTTGATTTCTTTCCAGTTAGGATACTGCTTCATAGCATAGTTTTCCAATCTGGTGTTGTGATTTTTGATGCCCCTTTTTGTTTTGGGACGTGTGGGCATCGTTCTCAGGAAGGATAGTGTTCCTTCATCAGTTGTTACTGTGATGGAATAAGTTGCTGCTGTTGTTTGCATCACCAGATCTCCGTGAAACGTTTGTGAGTTGCTTTGGTCATTCTACCTTCGTTGAGCATGTTATCGCATACTCTGAGAAAAACTTCAAACTTTTGCTCACGGGTGAGAGTATCTGCTCCATCGCATTTTTTCATGATGCGGAGCATTTGTGCTTTGGAAGTAATCATTTTTTGAAGTTTTTGTTGTAAAAGTGTGCTTCAATAATGTTAAGGATTTCGCCACATTCATCAGCAGCATCTTCATCAATCAAAACAGCATAATCTTCAACGGCATCAGCAATTAATTCCAATTGTCGATCAGTAAATGTCATCAGCAGTAGAGGGGCATATACTCACCAGCAGGCATCTTTTCAGTGTTGTAACCAGTAACCTCAGCACCCTTAGCAATGCGGGATGCCCACTCATGCTTTGCATCGGTCATGCTCACAACACTATAGGACTTCATGCCATTCACACGGAAGGTAACACGCTTTGTGAAACGCTTTACAACAGTCTTCATACCTTTCTTCTCACAGGATTCAGCGATGAACGCTTCAGGGAAGAAGTCAACGATGGTGGCGGAGTTGGTCAGTTGCATCGGGTGTGTTCCCTTGATTACCTTGTAATTATACAGCCGTCAGGCGGTTCGGAAACGACCTCTGTGCCACCTGTTCGACCGGACTATCTTGTTTATCACTCATAAACAAATCATATAGTCTTTCTTCTTCCTCCCGTGCCTCAATTTCATGTGGTTGAACCCAATAATCCCAACTTTCTACCGGTGTTTTACAATAACACAATTTTCCATAACGGTGCCGCAGGGAACCACGTATCCACTGTGCCAGGTGGGTCAGTTCATGAAAAAGGATTTTTATATACAACTCCTTATGCATATAAGTATCCAATTCAATCAGAAAGTGGCGAGGTCGATAACCACAACCCACAACATCACAATATCCACGAACATTCTCTTCTTTCAAATCACGATGAACAATGTCCACCATGATTTTGTGGCGTGGGAAAAAGTTATTCAGAAACCAAAAGGTAACATCCTCACAGAGTTCCTTAGGATAAGCGTATCCTGAATGGAAAATAGTAGATTGCACAATCGAACCCCCCAATTCATGAAAACGAAGAAAGAACCAATAAAAATAAGTTTATGAGTTGCAGTCATCCCCACCTTTCCATGAATTCTTCTAAAGTATAATGCTCATCAGTACATGTTTCTTCAACCAATTCATCAAAACTCATCTTTTCCATAAGTTCAAAATACTCATCAAGAGTAGGATCGGTATCAGGATTAAAATCATCGTGGCAGAGATAATCATACTCTGCACACAATGCCTTGATAAGTTGATCTTTAGTATAAATCATTGAGAATCATCAACAATCAAAGAATCATCAGGAAGGTTATTAACACGGGTTTTCATTCTATTCAGTTTTGAGATGTTCCAACCATTTTCGTTTGAATCAGTGACTGCGCCATCAAGTTGACGACGCTCACTTTCAGTATGATAATGACGATGATCGTTCATAAAAACCTCAGAATTGAACATGTTGATTATAACACATCAATCAGCATAATAAGCGTTTTTATAGAGATAACCACCTGCCCAATCACACTTCTCAAGAACAAATTCACGCTCTTTGATGATACGCAGATCAAAACGAACACCTTTAGCAGGTGCTTTGAATGATGCTGCCTTGTAGACTTCACCAGTTTTTTTATCTACGAAGCAGTGAACACTGCTAGAACCACTGCTATCAGTTTGAACAACCTTGTGATACTTACGACCAGTTTGAATGTTAAACTTGTAGAGATCTTTGCCTGCTTTATATTCTTCAATACGGTTCTCCCAGTATTCTGGATTGTCTTTACCAGCAGCAAAGAAGCGAGCACGGCGAATGCTCTCCTCTACAAAGTCTTGCTCAAGTGCCAGGCAGAGCATCTGAGTCCACTCAAGCACATTCTCAGCAATTTGCTTGCGGGCATCGGCAGAAGCACAGTATTCAGCGAAGGTAGCAGTCATGTGGTTGGTTGCGTATGAACGTATTATAGGGGCATATGGGGGCGTTCAGCGCCCTCTAGGACACTTGTTCAACTGTCCATGATAGAACCAGCAGGGATTTCTTCTTCTTTCATGTAGTTGTCATCCCAAGAGCGAGTATTGTAACATGTCCACCCAGCACTTGTGAAGAGATAAACATACTCTTCATCACCATATTCACCACCCAGTTCCATATACTCCTTCACGTTTTTACTAAGTTCAGGTGCATTTTCATCAATAGACTCTCCACGGGAAGTATAGTAAAGAGGACCAGTTTCAGGAAGAGTTTCATTCTGCCAACCAGCATTAGTATGCAGAGCACTAATGTTACCACCGTTAATCAGTTGGTTTACTTTCTCCTTCGTATCATAGAATTCGCGGAGAACTTTACCATTGAAAGAAGGATAACCATCCCAATGGCAATAAACAGAAAGAATAGAATCATCGTTGAGTTGGATACCGATTCGGGAGCGAGTGCCCATTGTGCCTTTGCTTGATTACCTAGTAATTATAGGGCATGAAAAAGGGGCATTGCTGCCCCCTGTGCCACTTATTGAACTGTCATATCAGTTATCATGCATTTTACACTCTGGTGCGCCAGGTTCTTGATCACAATATAATTCAAGCGGTGTAGGATCATGATGATCTCCTGCTTCAATTTCTTCTTTGTGATGTTCTACCCACTCTTCAAGATCATGAAGTTCACTTTCAATATGACGACGTTGTTGAGGATTGGTAGTAGGATCTTCTAAAATCTTCTTATCAACCTCAATATGCTTTTCTACATTTTCCATTGGGTTGTTTGTAATGTGATGAACTTATTTATTTTAGTCAATCATCCATCGGATTGCCAGTCCTCCAGTGTTTTCCAGCACCTTTAAGTCTTGAAACCAACTCATCAGCGAATGCTTCCATCTTATCTGGATGAATTTGCTGGATTCCTGCCTCTTTTACCGCATTTTCGATACTATCAACTTCGTTTTGATTGAGTTTTTTGCCCTCAGATGGTAGAGTCATAGGAATTACTTTGTTTTGTAGTATTTTAGCGTTTCCGCATAAAACTAATTAGATACTTAATGTTTTCTTTGGGATTGATTCACAGAACTCAATCATCTTTTCTATACAGGTCCATCGAGTCCCTCCTTTACTGCTTGTTCAACAATAGTTTGAATTTCCTTAGAAGTCATGTTATTCAAAAAACTCCACCGTGGGTCTTCTTTATCCCATTCAAGACTGAATGAACCATCATCATTTTGATGGATTTTGAGAGAATCAGCAGTCATTTTTATTGAATTGCTTACGACATTTTTTTACATCTTTAAGTTCATCTTTAATCATTTGATAAGCATCTTCTGCAGAAATACGTCTTGACATTTCCATTGCAGTGATAACTTCAACTCTTGTACCAAAATGTTTTAGTGCTTCCTCGAAGCAATTCAATTCTTCATACATCAGAGTTTACCTCCAACAACACCACTATTTACAATTCTTGTATATTCATCAAGTGTTCCTTCTTGCAAACACTTAAGATGCCAACGTGACATCTTAAGTACATCTTCATACTTCAATCCAGTAAGAAAATGAGCACCATAAGGTTCTTTTAAAATACTGGTATGAAGACCGAAACGTGTTTTCTTTATGTAAAAAGCATCATCAATCCACTCAACATCTTCAGGAATAATTTTTTCTACTGTACCACCGAGGGAATCACTCAACTGTGTCTTCATCTTCTACCTTTTTGTTAAATCCAAATGGTCCTTCTTTTTGTTCTAGTGCAAGTCGAAGTGCGACACCACCAACTGCTTCCATCACCTTGAGAATATCTTCTGCTTTGGCATCTTCCCCAAGTTCTTTAGCAACATACCAATACTTTGGCCAGAATGTTTCTCCTGCTTTTTGATAATCTTCAAGTGTAAGTAGTTTCATTTTCCAACTCCATAATCAGGTGCTTGTGCTTCAAGTTTTTGAATTTCTTGTGCCAATCTCATTTGGCGTTCTTTATCATGAAGATTTTTGATTGCTTCAGATGCTTCGGGGGTTTCTTCCCATTCCCAGGTTTCTCCACCTTTGCCAGTAAAAGTTCTTTTAGTCATTTTGCAGTGCCTCTACAGTATATTGGTGTCCTTCAGAAAGAACTTGATCATGCAAATCTGCAATATCTTGCAAACCTTCTACACTATACCATGGTGCTGTCTCCCAGTCAAATCCTTCTCCAAAAGTATTGTCGGCATCAACAATATACCAGTGACAAGATGAATCAGGGATATCAACAGCACAATTAGACCAATCATCTGACCATTGTGGTACTTGTACCCATAATGTTACGGCAAGAAAAAAGTTAAGGATTGGCAGCATTTTTTAGTGTAGTAAGAAGGTGCATATCTCCATGTATGTATCCTGCCACGATAACACAAAGAGTGGCAAAGATAACACCCAAGAACATTAAAGAAGGAATGATAGGATCTTTAGGTAAGGTTGTCGATGAAGTATTGGTTTTTTCTGAGTTTATATCGCTGGATATGTTTATCTCTATGTTCTTCACACTCGAAGTGACAGACTCTGATGTCGTTTCCATCTTTATACTCTAATCGATAAGGAAATGTTGGGAAAGGATGCATTTCTTGAGGCGAAAGTTGTTTTCTTTTAAGACGGGGGGTTGTTTTTCTTTTCTTTGGTGTTGTTGTGGTACTCTTGCCAGAAGTCTTCGTCGTAGGTTTTTTTGCGGTAGGTTTCTTCGTGGCAGTTTTCCTTACCGAAGGTTTCTTCGCAGGTTGCTTGGATGTAGGCGTCGTACTTTTCGTCAAAGTCTTTGTACTCTTTGCCTTCACTTTCGGAGTTGTAGAAGTCTTCTTCCTTGGTGGCATTCATTATTCTCCAGTTGAATTTTTAAATCCTTTTGATTGTGTATTTTTATCCAAAACTTCTACTTTAGCGTCTCCCCAATTTCGAACATATTCAAACCAAACTCCACGCATTTCGTCATAGTCGTTCAGAAGAATAGATCTACCATCTTTGAACACAATTTTGTATTTGTGTCTATCATATGGTAAATCTGAAGTTTGCTTAAAGTATTGTGGATCAGTTGGTTCAATTAAATCCATTACTATTTTGATTCATAACGAAGTATATTTGTCATAGTTTCTTCCTGCTTTAGATGTAATTTCACATAACACTTGCACATTTGTTTAGCAAGTTCAAGATCATCTATTGAATCAATTTCTCTTGAAATTTTTTCATACGCAAACATCTTTGAGGGGTTACTAAGTGTTATGTCAGATGGATCCATTTAAAAAACTTTATAAAAAACTATTTAACGTTTAGGAAATTTATCGATCATATGCTCAAGTTCAGTAATTCTATTGAACTCTGCATATGCAGATTCTGATCTATCCTCTAAAATATCCAATATATCAGAATAAATGGTTTTATTATCAATATAATCATCAATATACTTATCCAGTGCCTCTTTAAGGTATCTTTTACGATGCCACTCTGGCGAATAAGGTTTGTAGTCCATGATAATCTTGTTTTATAATCGTATTATAGCATTATGAGTTTCTTGAGTCAAGTCCCATATCCTTAAGATATTGTATCCACCACTCAGGATCTTTAATTTGTCTCCAATTTGGAACTGGAAGATCATTCTCTATAGTATAGTACCGATAGAGTGCCTCATCGATAGTCTGTGCGATCTCCATATTCTTCTTCCTCTTCGTCAACGTCTGCATATGCATCTGCCACATAAGGTCCGTGTGGTTTTCTGGATTCTGCTTTGACATATCTTCGTTCATCATTAGCTGTGAACAACAATAAACTTAATTTCATCACTATCCATATTATTACTATCGGTGATAGACAAGCAATTAGGACGAGTGGTTTCATGTGAAACTCCTAATGAAAACCAAACTTATTTAAATCTGGTAATCCTACAAATTTATCTATATCAGAATTGTCACGGACAAGTTGATTTGCTAACTTATCTCTCAATTCGTTGATACGTTCATCACCATATTGCTGAAAATTGCCACGTTTTTCTACTTTTTTATAATAATGTAGAGCATTAAGGATAATTGTATGATCCTCCATGGTTAAGTCAAACTTCATATGAACATTCCTTTATCACTCATATATTGAAGAGTTTCTTTCATATCTCCAATATGCTTAAATCCAATATTAATCTGAGGATATGTTGCTTCTGGTCCAAATTCAGCCTCAAATCCTCTCTGAGTAAAATGTTGATTGAGTTTATATTCTAAAATTTGTGCATCAAGAGTTTTAAAAAGAGATGTCATTCTTTCACACTCTTGATTTCCATTTGTGTAAACTACTACCTGCATTAATTTTCCTCCTCGTATTCGATTACAATTCTTTTGTAATTCCTACCTGTGTGATCTACACAGGTGATGTGAACCAATTTACCCTTCAATCCATCTGCTATTTGATGCAGAACGCTCCAGGGAATTTCCTTTTCTATTCTTCCTTCTACCATAGTTTTCTTCTGGTCGTCCCAGATATAATCGGTAACTTTTCCATCTTTATCAGTGACGGTACAATTAGTTAGCATTATTACTCCTCTCAATCCAATCGTCAATTTGTTCCTGAGTAGGGACTATAATGCTAAAGGCAAGTCCATCTTCGATGAATTCTTCATTCATCTTTTCATATGTTTCTGGTGTAATCTTTTCAGTCACGCTGCCTCCAATCATCTGGTTTGTCCCGTTGAAACCAATCAACGATTTCATCGGCACCATCAAACCCCGTTTTGTAATTGGATGGATCGGGGTCACCTAAACCCATCCTATTCATAAAATCATCCATACTGCCTTCTTCAATATCTTGTGATGCCTGACGACGTGCTTTGTTCAACCAATCTCTAGCAAGAGTATGTGCTTTAGC